CAAGCAGAATTGTATAAAGAGTTTTTTTCGGCTCTTGCGTTGGCCTTACTAATAGTAATGATATATCCGTTTGCTTGGGCGTTTTCCAAGTTAATTCAAGAATGATTGATTAAGGATTGTCTTTTTAGAAATATTGTAGGGAGAGGATATATCTTATCGTCATTGGCATGGCTCGGTAAGGTTCTTGGACTCATCATCTTGTTTTTCATCTCTCCCCCCTCTCCCTACACCTTATGAAGGATTGACATGAACGGGGATTATGGGCGAAGCCTTTGACCGAGCGTGGGGTTTAGTCAAAGGAATAGAAGATGATCCTCTTGTTTATCAACATCAAGGGCATAGTTTTGTTAGACAAGATAGAGATTTTAGGAAATGGCTTAGAGAAAACAGGTGGCCTGTTGATGATGATTTTTTACAAGTGCCATTTGGTGAGCAGTTGAAAATACTTTCAATATACAGGAATCTTCAACGGAATAACCCCGATTCTGAAATGAATGATGATGAGTTTGTTGATAATGACTCATTTAACTCACCTGTTTTTGATACTATTGAATCTATTCTTGAGATGGTTGGTTTGGATGGTAAGATAGATGAATGTTATGGGTGTGGTTTAGAAGGTGATAGGAGAACATTTACCCAAAGAAGTTCAACCGGAAGGCTTGAGCGTAAATGTCCTTCTTGCGGTTCGTATGAAGTTCATGGTAAGGAGGCATACAAATGACCGCATTTGATGAAGCGTGGCGAAGCGTGAAGAAATCAATAAATGGTAAATCTATATCCTATTACATGACATTTGGCAAAATAGGAGAAGTTGAAAAAGCAATGGGATGGAAACCTATGACTTGGCATACGATTTTAACAAATGATGATGAGTTGTTGAGATACCTTGAGGAACAATCTCAAACAGATAAATATGGGCCTCAATATAAAGCCATGATGGGTGCAGTTTTGCATTCTTACATGAATGATTACGACAAAGGTACAATGGTGGAGGGCTATGAATGACCGCATTTGATGAAGCGTGGGATTTAGTCAAGAATGACGATTGGTACGTTGATGATGAGTTCATCATTTCACCTGTCGGTCAGGGTAAAGAGAATATGATGGATGCGTTTGCTGCGTTTATGGCTGATCGTGCAAATCCCGGTTGTGATGAGGCAAAGCGTATTTTCATCAATCAAATACCGGAAAGCCCAATGAAACAAGACATTATCAATACCACAATGGAAACGCCATGTGATACATTTATTGCTCAACTAGAAGAAATTGAGGCTAAACCGTATGGCCCACCTGCGTTGATAAAAGCCGCAGCACTTGCATTGGCAGCACATAGGCGACAAGCCGGAATGGATGAGGGGATGGCATGACCGTTGGTTCAGTACCTCACAATGCTCGATTTCACAATGATAATGCACATTTGTATTGTAATCGTTGCGGCGGCCCTATGCATAGTAGCATGATTGGAGATATACTTGATGAAGTCGTAAAAAGTATTGCAGATGTTAGGGCGGCAATGGTAAATACATCTGATTTACAGGCTAGTTCTAAAGGAGTAGAAAACCAAAGAGGAAAAGAAGATGATATGTTTTCAAACAATATGATTGCACGTTATGGAGATTTAGAACCTATTTATGATAAGGCGATAAAAGAAGTGCGTGAAGGATTGAAAAGTTATCCAATAACGGGAGGTGTTGATTTACGCCCTGATGGAAAACACATAATGGAGTCAATATATCACAGTCAAATGGGGCAACCTGCTCTTAGTTCAAAAGCGGTAAATAATTTTATTAGAGAAAACAATATAAAAGGGGCTACTAAAAATAATCATCATGGGTTAAGTCAAACCACAAAAATGTGGGGGGCTAGTGAAGATCTTCCTACTGCGGCCTGTCCTGTTGGTAAACACCTTCGTAATGTAGAAGGATCTACTTGTCGTCATTGTTATGTTGATAAATCAGGTTCTAAAATGAGGGGAAATTCTGCACAACAACATTATTGGAGAAATCTGTTGGGATTAGCAAATCCACATCAATATGCAGCAGCGTTATCGTATCAAATAGCACAACATCCCGATAAACGATTTCGTTTCAATTCATCAGGAGATACACAGAATGCACATCATTTTGCAATAAAAATGGATGTAGCAAGAGCAAATCCTGATACTCAATTTTGGTTAGCAACAAGAGAAGCGCATCAATTAGAAGAATATCTTAAAGCACATCCTCGTGAAACAAGAGAAGAGGCAATACCCTCAAATGTTACTGTTAGATTATCAACTACAATGCAAAAACAGCATCCAAAAGAAGATTCAAGAATACATAGATTAACTCAAATGCACCCAAGAATCACCTCTACTTCTGTAAATGCATCACATTTAGGTAAAGACGAGGTTTATGTTTGCCCCGCCGCAGGAAAATCAGGAACAGAAAACACTTGTGAACATTGGAATTGTGATGCTTGTTGGGATTCATCTATACCGTGGATTGACTACACAGGACATGGGGATAAAGGAATAAGACCTGATCATACAAGAGAAGAAATGGAAGCAGTAATTCAAGCAATGGATAATAGCGAAAAAACTAGATTAAGCAGACAAAATCCAACACCTGCCCCTATTATACCTGAACAATTTAGATTTAGACAATAAATCGCTCTTAACAACCGTCAGACATGACAACCGTAATAACCCTAACATATATCACAACGCACTATGGGGAAGCACGTTTCGATTATCCTAAGAGATGATCTATGGCATTTGATGGAGTCAAAAAGAGGTAGAGAATCTAAATCTTCATACCTAAATCATGCTATTGAAATGTATTTCCGCCATTTAGAGAGTGAGGGAAAATAACATGACTATGCAACAACCACCGCCAATGGGGGGGATACCTCCGTGGGCGAATGATAGCCAACGAATTGATATAAATCTGATTGCTATGCTTTTATGGCAATCTTTGCTTACAGGAGTCGCAGTTACTGTATCGCATTTAGATTGGTATCTGCCAACTGCCTCGTCAGGAGAGATGGGTCTGCAATACGGCCTCATTACCTTCGGTTTCCTTTGTATATCAATGGTTCTATTCCAAGTAGGCGGAATCAAAGATACACTTTCAATGAGGGCTGAGTTTCAACAAGGTACAAGATACGACAAGTGGATGCGTAATCAAATGCAGATAGCAACACGAAGAATGCAGCGTGAGCAGATGTATTCTGATTATGAACAACAATATCAACAAGTTACGGGGCAACAACTATTTGGAATCCCTAATGATGGTTCGGATAATGATAAACAATAAGTGGGGGGCTGCATTTGGTTTGGCCGTTTAGCACTAAACAAGAAAGGCAAACTGAGGCCATGTCTCAGATACTTGCGGAAAATGCCTATGAACGTAGGATGGAACGGCTTGCCGGATGGGTGCGTACCGTAGTGGCGTTAGTGGGCGGCGTAGTCCTAACTTTTGCATCTCTTTTCTTCTTAGACAATTTAGGAGATGTAAGCCCTACACAAGTTTGGGAGTGGCTATCGAACAGGGGGTGAAACCCCATCAGTAGCACAGTCTTAGCAGGTCATATAATAATTGCCGCAGGGCATATGATAAAGAGAGTTTATAGAACATTAAAACCATACAAGATTGGTGTTTATGGCCCTAGCATGACAGGGAAAACAACATTAGACCAATATCTTACAGTTCCCGGTGATATTGAACCCATACCCATAGAGTTTAGGACAAGTCATCAAATAGTAAATGGGCAATATAAACTACCAACTGCTCACCGTAAACAAATAAAATACAAAAGAGAAAGACATCCAATATCTAGTGCTGATGTAGGAGGTCATACTCAATACAAGAATTTATGGATAGAAGATATGTTTGGTAGGCAAGTAAATATTGTATTTTTTATGGTGGATCATAGAGTTTTGACACATCCTAACTTTAGAGAAGAGGCTGTTGCTTCTTTGCAATATCTTGTGGATAATATTACAGGAAAAGATAGAACCAAAGCAATTTCTCGTAAAGCAAGAAAAAATGCAAGAAATGGGTACAAACCCGATATGTTTTGTTTTCTAATAAACAAAATGGATGCGTGGTGGAGTCCTCAAGCACAATACCTATGGGCGCACGAATTGCAAAGAGAACATCCCATAGTTTATCCATTCAAACAACAATTAAGAGATTTAAGAAAAGCAGGTGTTCAAGCAAAAGTCGAAGCAATATCTGCACAACACGGGCTGAATGTTGAGAAAGTAATGGTAAATCTAATTGATGCAATCTAAAAGGCCGCTATCTTAAAGAGTCTAACAGGTCTGACAGGGCTATGAGTTTCATACCGGGATGGAATCCAAACGTGCGATTAGCCGGTCTAACTGATGAACAATTACAACAGTTAGCGGCAACAACGGGCATTAATTATGCAATGTTAAAAGCCCAACAAAAAGCAGAATTAGCAAACATGGGTTCACAAGGAGAATTAGAAAATGATACTACCATAGTTCCAACAGTAGAAATACAACTTACTACTAATCCTAAAAACCCAAGAAAAGCAAGAAAAAAGAATATCAAAATGTTAAGAAAGGCATTAAAACCACCAAGATACAATCTAGGAATATACAAAATATACAGATATAATGGTGCAACTGAATGTGCTTGTTGTGGTGTGGATGTAAGGAGATTTGTAGAAGGAGATAATGCTTACAGCCACATAATTGATGATGATACAGGATTATCTCTCGCAGATTTGTATTGGATGAATGAAGATGGAACAAGTCGTAAACCTCATGCAAGAACACAAGGAGATCACGGAGATGAGTTGAATAGTACGCTTTGCCCTGCTCATTTACATATATATCATACATTAAAACAGATAATGGCTGAAGAAGAATTAGCAGATGATGGATTTTCTCGCCCTGTTGCAAAAGGAACAAAATTCCTTAGAGTACCGGGGCTTACTAGAAATAAAACAGAGAATAGGGCAACAACCGAATCTTTAATAAAATACGAGCCGTTTTTCAAAATGATTCAACAAGATGTAAAATATAAAAAAGGAGTTACTTTAACTCAACATCCAAATCCAATAACAGGCGTTGCAGATATAGTAACTGTTACTTTTGATTTGAGAGCATTGCAAATACAAGATTCTATGCAACAACAGGGGATAATAGGTGTGCCTACCTATAATTCACCAAAACAATCACAAGGCACACCTATTCCCCCTAATACAGTAGCGGGATAATGAGAGGAATAATAATGGGTTGGTTTAGTAGTAGTAACGATGCCCCTACGCAACAGTTTGGCGCACCAAGCACTTTTGGCGCACCGGCTATGGGTATGGGCGGGGGTATGATGATGAATAATGGAATGACAGGACAAATGGATCCGATGGCAATGCAACAGATGGCACAAAATCCAATGATGCAAGCAATGGCAAATGACCCTGTTCAAGCAACGGCTAGGCTTTTACAGTATAATGACCCGATTGCGGCATTTATTCAAACTAATAGTATGGGTCTTTTGATGGATTTGTTTTCAGAAATGATGACATTGGCTATGAAGGATTTCTTTGCTAATATATCATTCAAAACAGATGCTGAAGGAAACATTACTTTAGATGTCTCCACTTTACCTACTAACCTCGTATCTATGTCTGCTGAAAACATTAGATTAACCATGCAAAGTTTACAAACAGGTTGTATGCAGCAGACTCAAATGAATCAACAACAAATACAAATGTTGCTTTCTGCTCACAACCCAATTTCTAATATGCTCAATGGGCAACCTCAACCCGGTTTCTTGGGTAGCCTATTAGGTGGTATGATTGGCAATCATGCAAATCAAATGGGCGGCTATGGGGCTATGGGTGCAGGTGCGGCTGCACTTCTTTGAGAGGATGATGGAAATGGAGAGAAGTAGATTGAGAAACGAAGAAGAGTTACAATATCATGGTGGTTTGAATCCAATGGATACTACCATACAAATGCTTAGTCCGAATAAGATGATGGTTGAAAGTGCAACTATGATTTTTATTCTTGCATTCATGCTTTTTAATATGGTTATTCTTATTTACAAAGGGCCAAGTATGTCTCCTACACAATCTATGCTTCTGCTGATGGGATTGATGCTTACTTTTGTAGTCGCAGGTCGCACATACGCTTCCTTTCGGTAATGCCCCTCAAAGTTTCAGGGGCGGGGGATTTACCCCTCAATACAGGATGCCAAGCAGACCCCCTACAATGATACAAAAAATACATGACAAACTTGATGTTGATGGTGATGGTGATGTTGATTTATCAGATGCGATGACTGCATTAAAAAAGTGGAATGACGAGAATGGAATAAAGAAACTCAAATATCAATGCGTTGAGTGTGGCAAAGGCATGAAAAAGAAATCTAAATACGGTACTCAAGTATGTGTAGAATGTTATCGAAACCCATCTGATGAAATGAGGTGTATATCTATTATAACCACAGGAGATAGATGCAAGAGAAGAAAACATACAGATTCTACTTTAGGATATTGCGGAATACATATGAAAAAGCATTCTGAACCATTACCCTTCAAAGAAGAACAAGCGTAAGAACCAATAATGATGGTAAGGAGTTAAGATGACATGGCGGGGCGTAAGACAAGAAATAATTGCCCCTTTTGCCAACATCCTGAAAGAGATGTTTTAGAACGTCAAGTAAGAACCGGATTAGTTGATAATGAAGATTTAGATAAAGATCAAGGATGGGCATCAGGCACAGTTCATCGCCACATGAGGCGGCATTCAGGTGAATATTACAACAATAGTAATCAAGATTGCAGTATATGTACGCATCCTGAAAGAAGTGAAATAGAAGCAGCGATTATTGATGGTCGAGCCTCTGTTGAGGATTTTGCATATGAGTTAAATGAAAAAGAAACGGTAATAACACAACATATGGAAAAACACATCAAACCTATAATTTCAAAACAAGTGGATTTGGAAATGATACCTTCTGCTTTAGAAAGCACAAAAGATTCTTTAGTTCGTATTGAAAAGAATATGAACAGATTAGACCGCATTTACGAATTACAAATTGATCGTGTTGAAGAACAATTCTTAGGGGGTTCAGATGTAGTTAATCCTAAAGACGTAGAATTAGCAGTAAAGATACACCGTGAAGTAAGAGATACACTCAACGATTTAGCGGTGTGGATGGATAAGGTAGAGGTAATAGATAAAAACCAATCTGTATCTGTTATAACCGTGATACAGGCGCACTTTGCCGAGAAGTCTCCCGATGAATGGCGTGTTCTACGAAATGCATTGGCTGAAGCGGGGGTGCTTGGAGAATGAATTGGTTGCCAAAAGACGATGATGATAATGAACATCATCCACGGTCAATACATTCATTGATGCTTAAGGATTCAGAATATTCTATGCTTTTGCATGGTGATTTTCCAAAAAGCGAAGCAAGGTTAGTTGATTTATTAGATGGATTAGATTTCGTATTAGAAAGATGGGTAGAAGGCATGGTTGGCTCATTACCTCCCGAAGATCATGAAGGTGTAAAAGAAACAGCATCACAAGCGTTAATGTCTGTTATGGCTTGCAGGTTTGCAATAGTTGATTTCATGTCTAACGACAGTTCAGTAACCGAGTTTATGGATGTCTTAAGAGCAATAAAAGAATTAAAACAAGAGTTTGTTTACATTGCTAAACCATATCATAACATAGGACACTTATTTAATTGGTATCTTGATTTACCATTAAAGGTGCAATTTTCATTCAAATATTTACATAATCTCCATAGAGGTGCAGAAATACACCATAAGTATCATGGTCATAGTAGTAGAGGGAGTTTGTATAAATGAGTGATGAAATCATCAAAGTAAGTTCGACTCCTAATGATATAGGTAATCTATGGCGGCCAAGAACACAAGAGTTTACCGGCGGTTTCAATGGTAGAGAAATGGGTAACTATGGTGATTTAGATGTTAATCCTAATGAAAATGCAGATGGTTTATCTCACCATACAAGGCAAACCCCTGAAGATGGTGAAAGCCGTGATCAACGAGATAAGAAGAAAAGACGTGAACGAGCGTTGCAAGAATTAGTTCCGGGTCTTACTCATGTAGATGTAAGGCCAAGTAAGATAGACCAAGAAATAGGTCGAAGCCCTATGATGGAGAATGAAAATCAATTACTTGAAAGTAGGTTAGGTGTGGACATTGGGGCTAACGGCTTATCCGCATCAGCAGGTGCAAACGTGGGTTCTGTTAGAAGCGATACCCCAAACATTACATTCGGCCATCCATCGAGAGGTGCAATAAGGGCTAGTTTCGATGACGATATATCCGATGCTTTTGATTTGTTAAAAGCAAGAAGGAAATACAAAGGTCGAAAATATGACGAAGATGAAGAGAGTGATGAGGATGAAGAAAAATCCAAACGAAAGAAAAGACGAGAAAAGAAAAGAAAGGGAAAAAGAGGCAAAAAAGTGGGCGGTAAGCACAACACATCCGGTGGAAGAGAACCAAAGTCAAAAACTAAAAGACGAGCAGCGAGTGCTAAATTACAACTCGACACTTCTTCTAAACGACAATCATTCAACCCCGTATCGAGAAGTATTCCTCTAAGAATGCGTGGCGCATCAAGAGCAGAAGGTATTCCTCTAAGACTCCGTGATCCGGTGGCATATCAACGTAAATTGGCTAATGCTAAAATGGCGAGAGAGCAAGGTGCATTACCTAGATCCATGACTCATCACCGTTCAACAGGCGGAACGGGTATATCTTCACAAAGCACAAGAGGCGGATTCATAGGTGGAACAAAAGGTTCGACTAGAATGCCTAGAGTTCCAAAAATGGGTACAAACATGAATGCAGGGGTTAGAGCAGATAGGCTTGCTCGTGGGGCAATAGGCGACCCATTAGGCACATCTGACCCTCTTGTAGCAAAAGCACAATCCTTGTCAAGAACCGAGATATTATCTCTAAAGAACAAAATCCAAAAGTTATTGGATAAATTAAACAAACTAGCAAAATCCTCTCCTGTATTAGATGAACATTCAAAGAAAGGCGGGCAAGCAAGCAGCGAGCGTTCATCTGCACCAACAGGGCCAACAGAAGTCCGAGATGAAGATAGTGCAGGTTATCGCTTTGATGATACCTCATTAGCATTCAATATTGTTAGTAAGAGGTGAATGGGTTGAGTAGAGCATGGATGTTCAATCATTCTAATTTTCTTGTTCACCCCCCCGATTCTTTGATTAAATCATATGGTATTGTAGATTTAGACCATTTAGTTAATTATTTATTGAATCACCCTGAAGGTTCGGCGTTGAGTTTAGAGGAATTAAAAGAAAAATTAAAGAATCCAAACCATGAGTTACACCACTCATTAAACCCCGATCTGAATGATACAGGTTTGAATCCATATGAAGAAGATGCAATACACATGGCGATATTGACAGGAAAAATATCAAAAGAGGATGTAATGATATTGAATAATCCCGATTTGCAAAATCATCCCATCATAATTGATATTCGCAAAAGAGCATTAGGTGCAGGTGCTAAGTTAGTTAATGAGGCAGCAAGGGAACAAAATCGAATGAATGGAATGCCGTTGGATAAAGATCTTCCGTTTACAAAAGGGGGCGAATTAAATATGGATTATAGGAAAGCCGTTTCAGGCAAAATTTACGACCAAACGAAAGGCAACACAGAACATTTTAGACCTAGAAACTCACAAAATAAATTAGTAACTAGATTAATCAGCAGTAATGCATACGAACAGGGTACAGAAGAAGCCTATGCGAGATGGTATGGCCCTGCTGCAAGAAAATTGGGATTTCTTCCAACTAAAAAGGGCAAAGGAAAAATTGATGATTTATCTATTCCTGCTCATTATGTTCATAAGAATACAATTAATTTGAATGATAAAGGACTTTTAAGTCAAGTGTTTAACACAATAAAAGGTAATGCTAATCCGGCTGAAGCCGTTCAAGAAGTTAGAAATTTGAAAAGTATGTTTCATTATATGAATCCTATTCACCATTCAGATAATGCTTCAATGCATGAGTATAACGATAGACAAGCAGAAAGACAAGCAATGGTAGATGCAGGGCAAGGCAGCCCCGATGGTGAAATGTTAGTAGATGGAAAAGAAGTAAGTGTTGAGGGAAGTCCGACCCCGCCAAATTGGAGAGATGCACTTCATCCCGAACTACATTCGTTATCTTCGGGTTTTGCAAATTTTATGGATTACGGCTCAGGAAAGTCATCATATGGTACGTTTGGCAGCCTTCCTAAAAAAGTAAAACGTGCATTTGAAGAACACATGGGGATAGATGAACAAACTTTAGAACAATTGTATAGAAAGGCAAATACAAAAAAGGGTAGGACTAAAAATAATGTTCACCAAGAATTAGCACACTTAATTAGTCAAATGAAACAACAACAAACTCCTACCAATATTCCTTTAGAACCCACTCCTGAAACAGGAATGAAAGAGCCTGTTATACAGCCTCAAATAAAAGTAAGTTCTAACGCACCCCGTATAAACCCCAAACCTGATGCTGAAAGGATAGTAAATGTTGGAAATCAGCCAAGAATCAATAGATTGCCCGCAGAATTAATTGACCAAATTAATAGAAGAAAATTTGAACTCGGTATAAACTCTAATGAACCATTGTCTGATACGGGCTATCGTGATAGGCGGGCTGCTGTAATGAATCCCGAATCATTAAGTAGATTATTCACGTCATTGACTAATGGATTAAACATCGAGGAATTAGAAAAATCAATGTTTGAAGATTATCTTGAAGGGGTTCAAATGAGATTGGCTGAAACTGTATTAGCAGATTACACGGATATAAGAAAAATGGATATATCCTCGCCAACCGATATAACAATACTTTCAAGTCGTATTCAACGATCCACTAATGATGTAATAACTATTTATCATACAAGAGGAGATTGGAGAAATATAGCAAAATCTTTTGGCCTAGACCCTCTTGACGTTCAATTAGTGAAGGTGAGTCTCAATGGATAATTTGATTCTTCAAGCACGTTTGTTTGAGAAACAAATGCAGCAAGGTGGCGAACAACAAGATGCTAATGGAGATGGTTTGGATGATAAGACCGGCCAACCAATCAAAAGAGTAACTACCATTACTGAAGATATAAACAACAAAACAGGGCAAGTTGCAAGCAAGGAAACAAAAACAAAAGTAATCAATCCTACTGCTGAGTTTGATGCTCAACAAGCAGATAACCGAGCAGTTAATGGCGTTGCAACCAATTTAACCACCAAATCAAAAGATGAGTTAATCAATCATTTCATGATTAAACAAGTGAGAGGTGTGAGAGGTGATGCTTATGAAAGAACATGGGGGCGACCTGCCCCCGAAGGATACCAAGAAAAGGTTCAAACTGATTTTGGTTCATTGAACCCTGTTGATAATACAGGAACACAACCAAGAGATTCGGCAAATGTAAACCAACCCGAACAACTTGTTAATCAAAAACCGGGTATGATGGATAGAATGAAAGGTGCAGCAAAAGGTGCAGCAAAAGGTGCAGCAAAATTTGGCGCACACGCTTCATTAGGAATGGCAACAGGCGGAATAGGAAATTATGCATATCATAAATACAATCAAAGTAAACAAAATGCACCGGGCGGAACTACACAACCTCCTGACCCTACTCAAAAAAATGTAAACCCTAATGACGGTTCGGCTGCATATATGCCCGTAGGAAGCGAAGGAAAAGGTATGTGGCAAGGCATTAAAAATAATGCAAAAAACATGGCACAAAATTATGCAACGGGTGTAATGGAAACAGGGAAATTAACAGGTCAAGAAGGGGGGGCTAAGGGTATGTGGAATACTATGACCGCAGGTGGTGCAATAAGAGAAGGTATGACCGCAAACCAAACATGGGAAGATAGAGAAGATTTTGATATGCAAAATGAAACAGGTCGCACTATGGCTAGAAATCAAAGTTTCAACCCCCCAACACCCGACACTACCTCATCCGGTACTACCTCTCCCGACACTACCTCATCCGGTACTACCTCTCCCGACACTACCTCATCCGGTACTACCTCTCCCGACACTACCTCATCCGGTACTAATTACGCCCAACAAGAAGCACAGAAAAAGTTGGGTCAGCAATCAGTAGATGCCGCCGAAGCAAAAATGAATACTAGAGGCGGTTTTGGTACAGGATTGATGTCAAATATGCTTACATTTGGTATGTCCGGTGCGGCAAGAGGGTTGTATAATCGGAATCAAAGAAGACAAGGCCAAAAAAATATGGAAGCAATTGCGGCTGGGCAGCAAGTTAGAAACAGTTATGATTTAGAATCAAAGATACACGATTTATATTCCTTACAAAAGCAGCAATCTTATTATCGTGAAATTGATTCAACGGAGGCGATTAGGTTTGCCCGTTCCTGACCCTTTTGATGTTGCTTGGGAATTTTCCAAAGGTGAAATGAGTTTAGAAAAATCTGTTTTTGATTGGTTTGATCCTGCGGTTCAAAGAAATATTCCAATGCGAATGCCATTACATGAGCCAAGAAAATCATCAAGACACGATGCTATGCTTGATAGAATGACATCTGATGCTGCACCTAAATATAATCCACCTGAGATAGTAGATGATGGCATATCCGCAATGCCCCTCTTGGGAACAGGGCATGAAGAACATACTCCTGACCCAAACGCACATCATGAACCGAAGTATCTTGAAATGGATACAAAACGCTATGAGGAAGCAATTGAAGAAAATCGGGCGGAGAAGATAAGAGAAGCAACACGAGAGCAAAACATTGCTGAATTAATTGATACATTTTTGGTAAACGTACCGGATGCCGAATTTGATTTGCCCGAATCTAATGAAAAGGTTGTTGCAGAAATACCGATTGCAGATTTAAGCGGTGCAGACCCCGAAGTTGTTATGCCCGATAAACCTAAAACTATAACTGAAGAAATAAAAGCGGCTCGTGAAAGAACATTACCAAAATACATTACACCTACTACTGATAAATCTGTTCTTGATAGAATACATGGTTTGGCTCTTGATGGCAATGAAGATGCATTAAAATTATTTAGAGATAATAAAGGAGATATAGTTGATACTTGGCCTGATGAATATGATAATGATCACGAGTTCTTTGAAAAAGGCATTCAAACAATAGTCGAGAACCCGTTTGCCAATCCATTCTATGATATGTCTGCCTTTTCAATAAAGAAAGAAAGACCAAAGGGTTTTGTTGCACCACCTGCATTTACCCCTCCTATTGACCTAATCAAACAAGAACAACCAAACGCAATCGAAGGTTTTGAGACAAATGAGGGGGATGATTTGTCATTGCTGCCTTCATCGGTTTTCAAGAATACAGATACCCCCGTTGTTGATAATATGAGTTTGTTACCTACGGGGTGGAAAAATGAGTGAAGGCATCAATGACCTCACAAGTAAGATAGATTGGGAAATGGGAAAGCGTGATTTCAAGTTCTTTTTTGAAGATATATGCGGATTTCAATTAGCACATTTCCATAAGGAATGGTATGAAAACGCTGAAAACAATAACAAAGTATGTGTTATAGCAAGTAGAGATCATGGCAAATCTGTATTCTTTAGAGTATATCTATTATGGAAAATGGCATACAACCCTAATACTGAAGTGCTATTTTTCAGCCACAGTCAGCATCAGTCAATAGATCACATGGGTAAAATGAATGAATTGATTGAGACAACCCCTGCTTTGCAGCATCTAAAACCCGCAAGAGGATGGGCAAAACAATTATTCCGCATGACTAACAAATCATCTATTCGTGCTATGTCTATCGGTAAAGCGGTGAGAGGGGCGCACCCTGACATAGTGGTACTAGACGATATTCTATCTAGTGAAGCAGATACACAATTAAAGGCTATATCTACATGGTTTTATACTGCTCTTTTACCTGTTCTTCACCATACTGCCCAAATGTGCGTTGTAGGCACTCCATTCTCGTTTACTGATTTATATTCAGAATTGAAAGGTCTTGACGGTTATTGTGTAAAAGAATACCCTGCAATTAATGAAGTAACAGGAGAACCACTATGGCCTGAGAGATGGTCTTTAGATGCGTTGAATGTTAGAAGAGGTGAAATGACATCTATTGCATTTACAAGAGAGTATCTATGTAAACCAATAGCAAGTGATTCAAGTTTATTCCCTGAAGATGTTCTTGAAGCAGCAAAAGACGAAGAATATGCGCTATCTTATTATCCTGAAACTGAAGAAAATCTGAACTATTACATTGGTTGGGATCCTGCAATAAGTGCAGATAGAAGGGCTGACTATACCTGTATGCTAGTTATTGCAATGGATGAAAATAGGCATAAGCGGGTAGTTCATGTTCACCATGAAAAGAATATGAATTTTAATCAGCAGATAGAGAAAATCATAGAATTGAATGCTAGATTTAATCCTGTTATAATAGAATTAGAAACAAATAACTTCGCTATGGCATTCAATCAAGTGCTTAAAGAAATAAGCGATTTACCGATAAAACCATTCAACATGAGTCGTATGAAAAAAGAAGCACTCATGCATACTTTGCAACTTCACCTTGAGCAACAACATCTGATAATCCCGTATAAAGACGAAGGTTCTACTAGAAGGCTTATGAACGCTCTACTAAACGAACTGTCTATGTTTACCATGCTTGCTAATGGTAAAATGGAAAGTTTAGGGGCGCATGACGATATGGTAATAGCATTAGCATTGGCGGTTCAAGCAACCAAAGAGTATAGAGAAAGTATCGTAATATTAGATGGCCCAACATGGCAAAAAAGGTTAGGGTGGGCAGATGCGTAAAGAATATCTTGAACCCATAGATGGCATAGAATCTTTGTCTGATTCTGTAATTAAGTTTGCAGAAAATAATCTAGCACAACAAGAAATAGATATGGCACAACAAGCATTAACTGCGGCACAAGAGAAGAAAAAGCAAGAAGATGCTCAAAGAAATGCCGTAGATGCAAGAGCCAATGCAGGTATTGAAGGTACAGACAAAGAAGGCAGTTCTGCACCTACTGAACAACCCGGTACAGTATTACCGGCTACTGCACCTCCTCCAATAAGCAAAACATGGTTTACTGATAACTTTGGTATGACAGGTAGAGAATTAAGTGAGATATTAATCAAAGCAAAAGATTTGAGGACATTAGATAGCATACAAGGGTTACTAAAAATGGAGAAGCAAGCAATAATTAGTCATTTCAAAGGCGTATCTCCTAATCTTGTAGATGAGTTGCCTCTTACTGATTTTGATTATGATGCTTTGAATAAACATTCAGACAGGCTTGATTTGCCATTTAGAAGGTTCGTAAAAACATGGACATCATCAGATGAACAAGGGAAGGAAAAAGCCGCATTGTTATGGACTACAACAATAGACAAATCAGAACGTCTATCCAATCGTGAAAGAAATCTACTAACAAAATGTCGAGAAGTGATATATGCTCGTGGTGCATTGAATGCTCAAACATTGAAATCATATGGTATCCAAGCAAGCCCTGCTGAAATCTCTTCATTGATTAAATCACACGGTTTCTTATTCGATTTAATATCAGTAGGCCAATTTAGCAAATCAGTAGGTAGAGGTCTATTTTATGACATAAAAAGAAGAGATGTATTGATTAAAGATGCAGATCGGTTTATTGCAGGTTTAATTGAAAACAATTCAAAATTCAAGATGGACACTAGACTTAACCCTAGAATCGAATTAGCGTTCCATGCACCTACTGCACCGTGGTATGCTGATGCATTATGCAAAGAATTAGACACTAATAACATTACATCTAGTTCAAGTAAGATTGTCATAAATGGAGAACCCGCAGTAAGAAAAGCCCTAGAATTAGCAGAACCATATCTTAATGGACACTCGCCTGACGCAAGAAAAATGTTGAAAGGGCTAAGGGGAGATAAAGATGCTCTTTTGGTTTTAGCATATGAAAATATGACTCAATCAGAACAAATACAATTACTAAAATCTCAAAGAATTGATGACGAAGAGATGACAAGAAAAAGAGAGGCGGTGCTGACAAATGGTTGATGACAAAAAAATGGAGAGATTGTTTTCTGCTATTGGGGTGGATATGGAGAGATATAATACTCCAATTCCATCTATGCCATTATTTACACAAGGTATTCAAGAACCTGCATTATTGCAAGGAATTACAATACCTGCTTTGTATGCTGCGGCTTATGAATGCATGGTTTTACGTTCAATATTACAACATCTTTCTGTTGAGACATTCAGAAAAGGATGGGATTGGGATGCTAAGTTTGTTTGCAAATGTAAAGGATGTGGCGAGGAATATCAACAACAACTGCAAGAATGTAAGTCATGTGGTGGAGAAGTACGAAAACCTGATAGAGGGCAAATAGAATATGCTGATGCTATTCTAAAGGGTGGCAATAGGATGACACAAAACTTCATTGATGTTTTACGAGAAGTAGAAATGGATTTGAACATAGTAGATGATGCCTACATAATCCTTACAAAAGAATACTTTGTTGATCCTGAAACTAAGCAGCCTCAATTTTTCCGTGTTCGTGAAGTATCAAGGGCTGACCCTATATTCATGCGTATTCTTTCTGATAAAAGAGGAATTAGAGGAGGTACACAATATACTAGCCTTATTGACCGTTCATTTAGAACAAGCGACCCCAAAGGCAAATGTCCTGTATCGGGTATGCCTGTTGTGCCAATTCATTACATGAATCTTGCAGGTGTTGGAAACGGGCAAGTATATACTGAGGGTGAAGTGATACACATTAGCAAATGGTCGCCATCGAAACTGTATGGTCGAAGTCCTGTTGCTACTATGTGGAGACAAGTCAATACATTGATTGCTATGGATAACTATGTTTATTCAGCATACCAAAAGAGAAGAATGCCTAGAGGTATCATGGTTATCAAGTCATCAAACATGGAAACTGTCGAAAGAACAGCAAGAAATATCCAAGAACATCTTGAACGTGATCCTAACTATGTGCCGACCATAGGTGTTGAAACAGAATCAGGTAGAGGTGGAATAGAGTATGTTCGTATGATGGACACGCTTGAAGAGTTACAATACATACCAATCAAAGATGATATTAGACAGCGTATATCTGCATACTATGGTGTATCAAATGTATTCATGAATGATGTATCGGGTGGTGGTTTGAATAATGAGGGTATGCAGATTGTTGTAAGCAATAGGGCAATATCATATGCTCAATCCGTGTATAACCGTATTGTGTTCCCTGCAATCATGGAAGCATTTAGTATTACAGAATGGACATTAACTCTATCA